TATGATTCTGTTTTTTTATAAAGGGTTGGTTTGAATACTACACGAATATCTAATTTATCACTTAGACGAGATGAAATGAGTTTTTCAAGACAAAACTCAGCTAATGATTTAGCTAGTTTTTTCTGTTCTTTTGTTCCCCCTCTAAAAGTAATATATGCCATGACATTATTTAGGTTAAAAACGAATCCAGTTAATTATAGCAATTAAAGACCAAATTACATAGAAACAGTTCATTAAAATACGTGGTTTATCAGAATCTACACTTGCTGCATAGAACCAACAACTAGAAGATATGAAAGCAAGTACCCATCCCCAAACTTGAAGAGATAATACTGCACTTCCAGTGCAAAGTGCTGCTAAAACACCTGCAATTGCTGCAGTCCATCTTGCGAAAAAATCAAACTTTGTTTTCTTTAATAACTTTATTTTTTTTATTATCAGCATAATATATTTCTGGCTTTGGTATTTCTTTTAAAGAAATAATTTTGGCATTCATATAATTTTCAATTCTATTTCTCGCATCTTCTTCAGTATCAGAATAAAACCAAGATTTTATTTTATTTTTACTATCGTTAAAGATTATTTCAAACTCCCAAGCTTTGTTTAAACGATCTTTTACCATTTAAATATATCCTTAATAACTTCCCAAAGTGATGATGTTTTATAATTATCAACTTCTTCGTTTCCTTGACTTTGTCCTGATGGATTTATTGATTCTATTTCAGCTGACCAATTAGAATCGAACGAATCATATTCATTATATTGTTTATTCATATATTTCAAAGTGATGATTAATTTCTTCTATTATTTTGTTTTTTCTGCTATATTGTTTTTTATTCTTTACAATTTTTTGTTTAAACTTTGGTGTTCTTAAAGATTTAGCTACTGGATTTCTTTTCGTCATTTTCAAATACCCAGTCTATAAAATTTCCTATTTTTTCAAGTGTATATCCTATGAATAGTGTACATATCATAAGAGAAAATAATATCGCTATAACTATCCAGAATAAAATATTAACAAATCCCCAAAGGATTGCTCTAATCAATGATGTAATCATTTAAAACCTCTCTCATATTTGATATTGGTATTCCCCAATCTTTTGGTAAAGCTGGTGGATTAGTTCCGTGTGGATATAAAGTGACAGAAATTGCTTTTCTTGGTTCACTATATGTTCGTACACTATGTGGCTGACCACTAACTATACAAGTTGGTGTTCTTACAGTAGTTCTTTCCACTTCTTCAACTTCATTTTCTTCGAAAGTGTAGCTATAATCATCATAACGTCCATCATCTTGTTCTCCGTCAGTTGCTCTTGGTATCCAAGATGGTTTTGGTTTAAACCAAAGATTATGATGTTCTCCCTTACTATAAGCCCAATTTAATTTACATTTTTCTGTAAACTCAACAGCATCAACGTGTATTTCCATTGTATAGTTTGCAGGAAATGAAAAAACTTCAGCATCCCAATATAATAATTTTTTAGATTCAAAAAATTTAACAGCTTCTTCATTAAAATATTTTTTTGGTACTTGTATAAAACAAGGTGGTAAATCAAAAAACCACTTCATACCATCTTCGTTTAAAGGGTCTTTGAAAGGAAGTTTTAAATGAAAATAATTTTTAGCCATTAAATACTTCCTTATTTACCATATCCTTTTCCCAAAAATATAACTTAATATTTTTATTAATTTTTGAAATACCTCTTAATACTTTTTTATTATCTTCAGTATGTTCAACTGCACCAATTGAATTGATTGCATCATTCTTAAACTTTACTACATTGTTTACAGTTCTCGGCACATTTAATAAAGATAATGAAATTACTCTTCCAGGAAAATATTTATTTAACCAATTCATCGTTATTTCCCATGTACGTTGGTCTTTTTTCCTTGCTGAAATTACATGAAAATTATCTTCAGTCGGTTTATATAATGGTTCAGCAGAATTATACCAATCATATAGAAATTCTTTTCTTGCTCTTCTTTCAACCCCATTCATATGCCCCCATTTTTTTGTATTTGGTGGTGGGTTAAGTGCAAGAACACCATCCATATCATAAGATACTATCATAATAAAATTAAATCTATATTTGTTTCGTTTTGGATAATTGATTTTTGTTTTTCCCAAATTAATTTACGTTTTTCATCTGATAAAGATGTAAATTTAGTTAAATCTTCTGCAGTCTCTACAGGATATGTCCAGTTTAAACCATTATTTCCTGATGGTGCGCAAACTGGAATACCAGCATAAAGTGCATGGAAAGCACGACCAGTTCTCCATCCAGATATTTTATGTTTACTGTCATAAACAGTTAAACAACCTTTATAATTTCTATAAAATTTTCTTCGATCTTTTTGTTGTGGATTTTCAATAACATTTACATCAAAATCAGTCCACTCTTTTGGTTTTCCTGATATCTCAAGATTTGGTGACTTTAAAAATTCTTTAAAATATTTTGTTCTTCCATTCGGTCTTCCAATGTAGACAGTTTTATCTATATTACCATTTGAGAAAGATTCAAACGTCATTCCATTTGCCATTGGTAAATCTACAACTCTTACACCCATTGGGCATTTAAGAATTGTTGATACTTCTGCAGAATTAGTTGCATTTGCTGCAACTATCCATCTATCCCATTTTTCATTTGGTAGTAATTCCCAAAGAAATGGTAAGTCAGGATCGTCATTAATGAATATTATTTTTCCAGAATGTGATTTAATTAGTTCAACTGTTTTATCCCAATCTTTTTTATAAAATTGTAGATTTGTTCCACCAAATTCTAATAAAAGAATATCACAATTTGTGTATTCATCGACAGATGTAAATCCATCTGCTGCTGTTGCTTCTGTTGGTGTTGAAAAAGGAATTATTGAATAACCAGATGCAAATAAGTTCTTAAAGAGTGCAATTCTTTTCTCTACCCATGCACCACGAACACCAGATTCTTTATTTGTTAATCCTATTTTACCAGATACTCTCCGATAACCAAGTTTTAATCCCTTGTTTGAAGAATTAGCAGTATAATACCAATCTAGTGCTCGTTCCTCTCCTAAAAATTCATGGAGAGACATGGTTAAAAAAATGCTTCAAGTGAAGATTTATTTGCTTCAGGATGGTATTTGTATAATGTTTCTTTACCTAATTTAGATGTTAGATAATCATACCATTCTTGATCTTTCCACATATTTTCTGAAACTCCATTCCAAAGTTCTCTTTGTAATGGGTGGTTTTTATTTCTACGTCTGTCCTCGACGTAATTTTTTCTTGTTAATTCATAATTCCAAGAGCCAAGTTCTAGCATCTTTTCTCTGAAATAACATACGAAAGAAATACGTTCTGCTTCAGGATCTTCAACAATCATTTCAGTATTTCCATGAATACCCTCGTGATTATTAATTAATAATAAATCTCCTGGACGTATATTTACAGCAACTCTGTATTCTGGCAGTACTAGATAACCTCCTTTGTACTTACCATTGTTTGATACTACTGTAAGATTACTGAATCCTTCATTTAAATCACCAGCATCTCTATGTGCTGCTGTTCTAAAAGTTTTATTTACAGTCGCTGTAGTAAATACAGTTCCTGGAATAATAAACTTTGGATCCATTTTATCACATGCTTCTTTTTGTTTCGCATAACGTTCAGGCAGTAATTGTTTAAAACCATCTGAAAGTTTTTGTAAGAATGGGAATCCCATAGCAAATTTCTCAGGATTCTTTTCAGTGAAAGATGTTGCTCTTCCATAAGGAATACGAGGATATCTATCAAAATATCCAGCAATACCAGACCACACTGCTTGTGCGTATGAAGTTGTTGAAGTCAATTTAGTTTTCACTCGTATTGCTTCTTTAACTATCTCATCACGAGGTAATGATTTTATTTCATTTAACCACTCTTCAAAGATAAATCCTTCATCAGTGACTTTATTCTTAAGCCATACAGATCCTCTAGATCCTGCTGCTGTTTTATCTTTGTTTTTATATTTTTCTGTGATTGTTGTTATAGGATTAGAACCATCAAGTGTAGTTTCATACTTAGATAATGCTTCAAGCATTTCTTCTTGATATTCCGTCACCCAGTCACGACCACCAAGTTTTGAACCTTTTGGTCCTGCTGCTATGCCACGATTTTGTGTTTCGACTGCTGCTTCTCTAAGACCTTTATATGCTAAGTCTTGTTGCTCTTTCGTAAACCAATTTTTTCTAAATTTAAACAGAATGTTTTTCTCGCTGTTTATCCCATCAACAGATGGAGCATAGAAATCACAATCATATTCCACCAAAGTGTCATAGTGTGAATGATCTACAAAAGTCGCAAGCAAATGTTCACAATCAATCTTAGTTGCTGCGGTTATCACTTTTGTTGTCATCTTTTTTCCTTTATGTTATTCATCGAATTTAAACGATGATGTTGTTTCTGCCTTTATTCTTTCACCTATACTTCCTTTATCAAATACAGGTGTAGAATCTCCTGCGTCAGCTAGTGCCATATGTCTTTTCATATGTTCTGTTTCAAGATTATAGACTTTCATCTTATTTCTTTCAACACCAACGACAAATCTTTTATAGTAATTAGGATCGTTATAACGATTCTTTAATTGTTTCACACTTGCTATTCCTTCTTTAATCATATCTTCAGTAGCAATAATCGCAAACATAAAGTCAGCTGTTGCTGGAAGACCAAATGACTCAGAAGTATCTTCTAATCCTAAATCAGAAGAAGTATATCCTTGTCTTGTTGTTTGAGTAGCAGTCATTATAGGTAAATCATATTGTACTGCTAGTCCTCTTAATTCTTCTGCTATACTTTTAATAATTGTATACTGTTGCTGTAGGAAACTCTTTTATAACAAGTTTTCCTTTAGTTTTTTCTTTCACTCTATCCACACGTAAAGTAAAATCTATTTTCTCTAGGATTTTTAACTCATCCATAGTGACATTTAATAAGTTCGCATCAATACGTTCAGCAATTTTTTCTTCAGACATCTCTAAAGTTATATAGAGTACATTAAGATTGTTCATTAAATTTGCTGACGCAAAATGACATAAGAATAAAGATTTACCAACTCCTGTTCCTGCTAAGGCAACATTTAAAGTTTTATTGCTTACACCACCACGTGTAATTGTATTAAATAAGTCTATATCAAATGGTATTTTTTCTTCTGTGCGTTTATAAAAATCAAAACGATCATCAGCATTTTCGAGATAATCATGACCGACTGATTTATCGAAAGAAACTGCAAGTGCATCAGATAATAAAGAAGGAATACTATCTTGTTTTCTTACTTTATCACGACCATCTATAATTTTAATACTATCCATAATAGAATTATAGACAGCTTTATCTTTACAAAATTTCTCAGTAGCATCAACTAACCATTTAGAATTTATGTCTTCTTTATTCTTTAATTCTTTAGTATAAGCTTGTGCTTGTTGATAGTCAGTTTCAAATAAAGTTTTATCATTACCAAGTTCAATATCAATAACTTCAACTGTAGCTGGTTTATTAAATTTAGTAAAAAACTTTAGTATTTGACTAGCAATTGCTCTTTCAATTTTATCTTGAAAATATTCTTCACGTAAATGTGGTACAACTTTACGAGCATAATCCTCGTCATGAAGTAAATTTTTAAGTATTGTTGTTTCTATTCTCATCAGTTTTAGTTTTTTTTGTATATGCTTCTGCTTCCATTTCTTCTTTACCACCTCTAAATAAAATGGTTTTATTTCTTACTTGTTCTTCTATACACGCCATAAGAAAATCACCTAAATGTCTCTCAAGTAATTGTTTGCTTTCTGGTATATCTACATTAAATTGGTGTAATGATTTTTCTACATTAGCATCATATTCGTAGAATAATTTAATATTACCATCTGTTTGATTTTCAAATGATACTTTACCAAATGAAACAACTACATTTTCAAGTATTCCATTTTGGAATTTAATATGATTTGAACCATATTTACCTTTAGTTTCTAAAGTTTCATATGGTGGTACTCTTACTGGTTTAGATTTAAGATATTCATCCCTTGCTGCTTCATATGCTTCTTTAGATTCATATGAATTGGGATCAATAAAAGGGAATAAATTTTCCCTTGTAGCTGGAATTTCCGATTTATTCGGATTTTGATTTTGTTTTTCGTCCACCATCTTTTTTGTCTTCTGGTTGTATTTCACTCACCTTATCTGATAGTTCGATAGTAGAACCATATCTAAATGCTTTTTGAGTATATTCATTTATTTTATCTAATACTTCTTTTGTAAAATATTTCTCAGGGTTTTCTTTAATGGCTTTACCAAATACTTTAGTTCCACCAACGTCAATTCTGCCACCCTCATCTTTCCATATACCAGCATCAACTGCAACGTCAATTAATCCATAATATCTATCAAGACCTGTTTCATATGAAAGTTTTATTTCAGCTTTCAAAAATTCTCTTGTAAATCTAGACTTTTGTAATGTAGCTTTTATGATATTACCAATTATATTTTTATCAGAGTCTTTGTCTTTTGATTTACTTAAATATACGATTGTTGATGCAGCATATTTTAAGCCAGATCCACCACCCATTTCTTTTGTTGGTACATAAGCACCAATTACATCATATGTGTGATTTGTCACAATCATAGGAATTTGTAATTTAGATAATCTTAAAGCAAGTACTCTAAAAGCACCACGAATTAATTGTGCTCTTGTCATATCACGAGTATCATTTCCTTCAATAATATCTTTCACTTCTTTTTCAGTTGAAAGATTGCCAAGAGAATCTAATACAATCAAAATAGGATGTCTTGCTTCTAATGGAACTTTGTCAACATTGTCACAAATTTTTGTAGCTTGATTTCTAAATTCTTGTACAGTCGATACAGGTATTAATACAAATCTTTTAGGATCTATTCCTCTTTCAGCAAGCATGTCTTTAGTAATAGCACCCTCTGTTTCAAAGTATATAATGCCTGCTTGTTTTCCTAATTGTTGAAATGTTTTACAAATTCCTAATGTGAAGAATGTTTTTCCACTTGATGGTTCTCCTGCTAATGCAGTAATTTTGTTTGCTGGCAATCCATCATAGATATTACCAGATAATAAAGCATTGAATATATAAGATCCAGTATCTACAAATGATGTAGAATCTCCTACTAAATCACCATCAGCTGTACCAGCATATTCGTTATTAATATCTTTTATTACGTCTTTTAAAAAATCAGGCATTTGTATATTTCTCCCTTTTATTGATTGTGTCTTGTAATTCAACTATATCTTCTTCTATTTTTTTAAGATTATAATTGTTTTTTAGAAAATTGGTTGATTCAAACTCGTGTTCTTTTTGAAGTTCTTTTAATTCTATTTTTAATTCTTTTAAGGTTTTCATAATATTTTTATGGGGTATAGATATATTATACCCCATTTTTAATTGCAAGTAAAGATGGGATTATAGAGATTTTACTTTATACTCAATCACTATAAAAGATCTGAATCTTCCTTGATCTAAAAATTGTTTATCATAAACAACTTTATATTTTGTCAAAGATTGTTCAAATGTTTGGTTTTTCTCGGTTGACTGATACTGACGATTTACTCCGTCTTTTGTACTTTCAGTCGTTGCCATTGTTTCTTGCTTTGTTAAGCTGTTTGATAACACGTCAGCAACTGAAATTTTAGCATTTAATATTGCTTTTGATTTTGATAACTCCATATCAGAAGATATACCAGAACCACAGCCATATAATACTGTATCAGTAGATTTAAATTCATTACATACTAATGCTGCAACTTTAATTAAATCTTTCCTAAGAACATTAACGAACCAACTAATAATATTTTTTTCATATCGTTTCCTCCTTTCTATCTAGTAGATGCACCAGCAGCAACTCTTTGTAATAAAAGAGAAGATGTTAGTACTATCAATGTTTCACCAAGAGGTGATGTAATCAAATCTTTTATAAAAGAAGAATCACTTTCACCAGTTTTTACTTCTTCGTGGCATCGCTTTATTTCATCTCTGCCAATAACTACACCATCTTTGGTTCTCTCTTGACTTTCATAAATGCAGGAATTTCTCGGACCAGATTGTCGATTAATTCTATCAGCATCGTACCCATACGCATTGCCATTAATATAAGCTGTGACAAATGCATCTGAATTGAAAGATCTTACTATCGCTTGTGCGTTCACTACTTTCGCAAGGAAAAGACTAAGCACAAAATAAAATAAAGTTAAAAAAATAAATTTTTTCATTAGCAATGGTTTCCTTTTCTTCTAATTGCAGTCACCTTACCTCTAATTTTAGTTTGTTGTTGAATAGCATCTGATGCTTTTAATATATCTTTTTTAATTAAATTAATTCTTGTGATTGCAGCAATCGCCATACCATTTTCAACATAGTCTCTTACGTCATCTAAATCTTCAACTAGTTTATGCGTAAATATTTTATTATACAACATATACATTTATTCTTTTTTAGTTTCTACAGTTGGAATAAAATATTCTTTAATTTTATTTACAGTATCAAATATTTGTGGGTTTTCTTCTCTTGTTTTAGACCAGCTTTCAATTTGATATGTTTTTGTTTCTTGCCAGAAATTAGATAATCCAGTTCCTATTTTATCAGGAACATTAACTACAAAGTTTCCTAAAGAAATTATTTCATTCGCAATAGAAATTGTTGTGTTTTCGTACCACTCTGTAATTTCATCTTTAATTGGTTTTTCAGAAGAATATGAAGATTTTGGCATAAAAGTTAAAAGTAATACTAATATAATTGCAAATATAATCGCACCGATTAAATCAGTTTTATGATTAGTATATTTTGATATTTTAATTTTTGGTTGCCAATCCCATTCTCTATGAGTGCTCATTTTTTCTCTATTCTCAAACGATTCTTCATTTACTTTGGGATTTTCTAAATGTCTTCCAAAATTTTTGGTGTTCATTATTGTTTCTCCTTAGTTAATTGTTTTGTTTGATGTAGTAATTCGCTCATAATACTACGAGCCATTTGTTGCATAGATTCTTCCATCTCTGCTTCAAATAGTTTTTTCTTACATTCACGATCACAGCTGTTTGGAATTAAATTCAAAACTACTGCATCATAGGTTGGATTCTTACGAGCCAAACTATGGATTGTGAATACAACACAAAATACTAATAAAACTTTAAATATAAATTTAAACATATTGTGTTTCTAATTGATTAATATAAAACGATCCAAGTGTATAGTTGAGTAGATAACTCGGTTTCATTATAATTTGTTGAGTTATTTTATCTTTCACTTTCATATTAGTTAATTTTAATTTTGTAGGATCAATTTCATTTAAATTAAAAATAATTAAATGATCGCCTTGTAAATGATTAATATACAAAGCTGGTTTATTAAATTGTTTTGAAACCCTCATTAGATTGTCATATTTTTTCTTTTCAATCATCAACCCTCTTAATATAAATGGATGTAGTTTCTTTTCATTATGTTCATCGTATAAACCAAAGGTTCTAGTTTTTAATTCAGCTATGTGTGTCTTAGATACAGTATCATATACAGAATATCTACCAGTCACTAAGGTAAATTCACCATATAATTTATTAACAGCTTCAACAGAATTGACTACACTAAGAATATATGCTTCATTTCCATTATTGAATTTTGTTTTTTGACTTTTGTAATTTGGTTTAAAGGTAGTTTTTTTTATTGGTAGATCTGTGTCAATATATTTCATAGTTTATTTTATTGTTTCTAGATATTTTATTGTTGTACGAATAGCATCAGAATATCCACGAGCATAATGTAAGTCTTGATATTCACTATCAGTAAGATCACCCTCTGCTTTTTTAACTTCAAGATATTCAACGTCTTTTAATGTATCTATTAATATATTTGAACAAACATCAATAGCAGTTAATATATCTTCAGTTTTTAATATATTTTTATTACTCATACAGCCTATATTATACCATATTTTTTCTTAAAAGTAAAGTTTTTTTCAAAGAAAAAAGTTAATAAAATCAATAGCTTATTTAAAAGAAATCCTCTAAACTACTCGTTTCTTCAGTTTTCCACCCCAATGGTGTAATAATTAACTTTAAAGCATCTAAAAATACTTTTTGAAACATTGTATCATAGTCGATATATTGATGTACTTTAAACTCAGTTGGTAATGTATCTAAAAAAGCAATCACATTTGTAGATTGTAAAGGGTTTGGTGTTTTAAGATGAATGAATTTGATTTTATCGCTTTCTCTTATAAGTTCTATTTTCTTTGTTAGTTTCATTTTATTTACAAAATGATTATGCATTAAAGCACCACGAGTGTGCATTGGTGTTGACAGTTTATAAATTTTAACAGGATCTGCATACTCATTTATTCCTTGACATGATCTAGGGAATGCAATCTGTTCTGGTGTTAAATTATAAAATTCTTTTTTATAGTTGTTAATAAAATTAAATAATTCATATTGATTGCCATATAATATAATAGGAAGAGCATCTTTAAGTTTTTTCCTTACAATCATAGGTGTACTTGATTTAACAATTTCTAAACCCATTATTTTAAATTTAGGTGTACTATAAGAAATACCCTCTTGATCTAATACTGAAAGAATATATCTTTTTTTAGCAGTCCATATTGCTCTATCAGAAATACTCTCTCGTTTCATTATCATTTTATTCTTAGCATTATGACGTTTTGCTAATTCATCATAACAAGTATTAATATATGGTATAATTTTATCTTTACAAATTTTATCTATAAATGCTACAATTTTTGATCTATCAGGTGCATCTAAAAATGCTTTCTCTACTATTTTTTCAAAATTTACATAAATTGAATCTGTATCAACAGCAATAATATAATCTTTATTTTCAGTTTTTAAAATTTTGTTCATATAATCATTCATCTTATTATGAATCCATTTTATAGCAAGTTGTCCACCAAGTGTGATTGCTTCAGCCATACGTATATCGAAATATCTAAAATGTTCATTACCTATCGCACCATAAGCACTATTTAAAGCGATCTTGTAAGCCATTTGTTCATTATTATATTTTGATATAACTTTTTTAAGCTTAGGGTCTTTAGTTGTTTGAAATTGTTTTTCAGCTTCTATCATTTTCTTTTTAGCAACATCTCTTTCAGCATAAAAAGTGTTCATAATATTAGGAAGCATCCCCTCAATTTTATTTGTATAAACTGAACCATTTGCTGCTACAGTTTCATCATCTTGAAACTCAGCTGGATTGTTTAGATAATGATCTACTCCTGATTTGTAAGTTTTATTTTGAATTGTTTCTGGCGAGATATTATAGTGCATAATTAAATGTGGGTAAAGTGAAGTTAAGTCAAACCCAACAACCCATTTATGCATTCCTAAGATTGGGTCTTTTACATATGCTCCTTCAAACTGTTGACTTTTTCCCACTGGCTTTTTAGGTGGGATAATAATATTTTTTTGTATAAGATGATTATGAATAATCATATCCCAAGTTCTTACTTGAGAATAAACGTCAGTAAAATTAACTTTTGCTTTATATGCAAAAGTGACAATTAATTCTAAAAGACGCATTTTATCTTCTAGTTGAGTAATTAATTCAGTATCTCTTATGTTATAGTCAACAAACTTATTCCAGTTTTTTGTGTAAAATTCTTTAAATGAAGCATATTCACTATGATCTAATTTAGTCACACCTAATTCATCTTGTGCTATATCAATAAGTTTATAAGATTCTTTGTTTGTGTAAGTATATTTTTTATACAAACTCATATAATCTAAAAGAGATGTTCCTTCAAAATCAATATATGTTGTTTGTTTATTTCTTACTGAAACTGTTTTAGATGAAATAAAAGACCATGGACTTAGTTTTTTAGCAGTGTAATCACCTAGTAATAATTGAATTCTTTTATAAAGATAAACTGTGTCAAATGCACCTACATTCCAACCAGTAATAATATCTGGACAATTTTTATGCCACCACTTAATGAAGTCATCAAGCATAGCATTCTCATCAGGGAAAGCACGATATTCAACATCTGTACGTTCTCCTGTATATTTTTTTAATCCCCATGTAATGATTTTTTTAGTATGAATGTCTTGTACTGAAAGAAGTATAATAGATTCGGTTGGATTATTTACATCTGGAAAACCATTCTCAGTTGTTGTTTCTATATCTAAAGAGTAGATTCTTATTTTGTAATAATCAAAATCTAAACTTGCTTCAGGATATGCTTGATTAATATATTGATGAGTGAATGAAAGCATTCCATGCACGTCAAAATTAGAAATCGTTTTAAATTCATCAAAGAATGTTCTCGCATGTTTCATAGAGTCAAAATTAACTCTATAACAAGGTTTTCCGTCTAGTGTTTTATAGGGTGTATTACCAGTTCCTTTGGTAATATAACAGTGTGGTTTAAATGGGATTCTTTCTTGGATTCGAGTACCAACGTCAGTGATTGCTCGAACGAGCACATCGTTGGCTGTAGTGGAAACGTTAGTGTAAAAATTTGTACCTATTTTAGAATTCATTTAGTCTTTCTCGCGAATATATCGCAACCTTTTTATTAATGAGTGGTGTGCCACATTTGAAGGCACATAACAAATTTCTTCGCTCTAAGAAGAAGAAGATAAAGGCACACCACTATTTACTGGCGAGGATTTAGCCCTCTCAGTAAATTCTTTAATTAGTTAATTGGTGATAATTCAGATTTTCTTACTGGATTTTTCCAATTAGAATATTTGAATTTTGTACCATATAAAGCTTCAATCCCAGCAGCAATAATTGCTCTTGTTGGATTGCCAAGTCTGTAATATGTTTTACCAGCAATTTTATTGCCATAAATCATATGACCCTCTGCTCTTAATGTATCAATCATCGCTCTTGGAGACTCTAGATCAAATCTGTCTCTAATTGTCTGCCATGCAACGTTTTTACCTTTTGATAAAAGGTTAAGCACTTGTTCTTTTTTTGATACTTGTTTCATAGTTCTTCTTGTAGAAGTTCTTGAACCAAATATTTTTTTTAGTATAGTCATTATATATTTACTCCTTGTTATACTATATTGTTTATTTTTTACTTTACTCCCTATATTATACTATAAAATTTCTTGGAAGTAAAACCTTTAATTATACTATTAAAGATGGTTTTGTTATAATATCCAAACCAGAACCAAACATACGATTATATTCGTTAGTTAATGCTTCTGCTGGAATTGATGTTGTTAATATCATATCTGATCTAAAAGTAAATGTTTTATCAGATGAAAAGGGTAGAAATGGTGCGAATGCTAATGACATTCTTTTTGGTTCTTTATTATCTTCACCTGTTAATATAACAGCAGGTGCTTCAACAATAAGTTCTTTTTCATCTTCTCTAATTACTTTACCAATCATATGTTGACCATTTAACAATACGATTATTTTAACTTGTGGATTATTTTGATTCATAGATTATATTATACTATAAAAATACTTGTGTGTAAAGGTTTAGAGAATCGGCTCTAATTCATCCTGGAGTAATTCTGATGGTGTTTTTGGAATAGGTTTATCTGGAGTTTGTATTTCTTTTTCAAGATTGAAAGATTCTTCGCACTTGCAACCTTTAAGCAAACAACAAGGAATGCCCAAAGATTCAAGACGAAAAATACAATCTCTTGAGAGATTGCTCATTTTTATAGAAAACTTTTAAATGCTGTGAGCATACCTAAAACAAAAATTGAAATAACCATCATATAGACTGTTATTTGACAAATGATTGGAAGTTTATCCCAATTATTTTTAACAATTTTTTTAGTATTACTCACCCATTTGTTTTCACAAACGTTATAAGGAATCATTTTATTTTATCTCTTAATAAGTTTGGATTGGTAGAATAATTAAACTCTACCAATCCTCTTAAAACAGTATTATTATTTTACTGCTATTTTTTTTGGTTTTTTGTGTTCTGGGATTATTCTTTCTAGAACAACTTTTAACATACCATTTAGATACTGAGCATCTTTTACTTCGATGTTATCAGATAATGCAAACGATCTTTCGAATGCACGATTTGCTATACCTTTGTATAGTTCAATATCTTTTGAATCTGATTTTGTTTCGTCAGATTTTGATTCACCTTTGATGATTAATTTGTCATCTTCTAATGTGATTTCAATATCTGATTTTGCAAACCCAGCAACAGCCACTTCAATAACATATTTGTTATCATCAACTTTTTTTAAGTTGTATGGTGGATAGTTTGGTATCATTTTTCCAAATGACTCGTGTATATCGTGGAATCGTGCTAATTGATCATCGAATCCTACGAAAAACTTATCGAAGTCTTTGAATGCGTCATTAAAAAAAGTAGGAAGTCTAGTCATTACTTTCCTCCTTTGCTAACGTTCGCAACAAATGTTTCGCCTAAGCTTACGAATGATTTTGCTAATGTTTTGCTAAAAGTTTGAGTAGCATCAATAATTGAATTTACTGGTTCTGCTACTTTTGAGTCTTTGATGAATGTTTCAACAACAGACTTTTGTGCGTTTGACAGAGTGTCAATCGCTTGGTTTATGTGTGCTATCATTATATCCTCCTATGAAAGCAAGGTTATTATTTACTACTGACTTTCCACTATTGGAACAATCAGGTGTGTTATATTCGATACAACGATCGAATATACACTATTATATAGGTATTATTTTTAAAATTACTAGTACCTATACAATATTATTTATCTAAGTTATTGAATTTATTATCTTTTTTTTTATTCAATAAGCTTAAATTTCTTGTCTTTGAGTCCATTTTCTTACCTAAAATAAGACCCATAAAGAATGCCATAACTATAAAAGCAACTACTAATAAAGTATGCCAAATATAAAACATTTATTTTGCTCTTTTTCCAATATTATATTTAGCCACAAGTTCCCAACCTGCTTTGTCTTTATGTGCTAAAACTTTAATTTGACTTAAAGAAGCTTTGGATGAAATTTGAGCAAGATCTTTAATTTTTAATAATCCCCAATCAGCCAGTAATACAGCTATTGTATTTCTTCTTTCAATATCGTTTGTAGTAATATTAGATTCTTTTCCATCTAAAGAAAATAATTCTTTAAAATGAACGATAAAATATCTTCCTTGTTTATGTAATATATGACAAGATTGATATAGTTTTTTATCAGTACGACTTGCGATACCGATACGTGTTAATGTTTCTCTAATTTTTAAAAAGTTATCAGGTTCAATTAAGAAAACTTCTAACATTTTGTCTGGACTCCATGCATATGGAACAGACTTATTTGAATCTTCTTTTACAGTCTCTAATGACTCTTGTTTATTTTCAATTTCACTCATTGCGTGCCACCTTTATAAAATTTTGATTTGATAATTTCAATCTGCTCTGGTTTTAAAAGGGATAATATCTCTTTTGCTTTTTGAGCAGAAACGTTATAATATTCCATAATAAAGGGTTCATTAGAATCTTTAGATTTTTTTGCCCACTTTTTATTCGAATATCTTTTCTTCTTAGCGACTATATTTAGGTAAAATAGAAATTGCCATTTCTTTGGAACATAGTGCAAAATGTTGATTTCATTAGCTATTTGGACTGTATCTGGGAACATAGAGAGAGATCTATTAATAATATAAGGCAAATAATCTTCTTCGAAAGTCTCTGTTTCGTGTAGGTTTTCTTTACTGTAATTGATAGCTGTGACGAACTTAAATGGATTCGTTTTATACTTTTTTACTTCCACTGACATTTTTTCATTATCTCTGTCATTGCAGCAATCTTATTAATATTCGCATCTGCTACGAAAGCTGACTTGTATTGATAATCTGCTAGTATTAAAACCAACTCTGGTATTGAATTCTTTTCAATTGCTGGTTGGCACTTTTCAAATATCTCTGAGAATAAATTTGTAGTATCAATATCTGAATTAAGATCAACCCATTCACGCATTTTATCCCACTCTTTATTCTTTAAGTATTTAAATAGTTTTGTATAAGACTCGTCTGATACACCTACAAGAACTCCTGTATCGATAGTACCACCTACAGAATATCTTTGTAGTTCGTTTAATGTTTTTCTAAAATCAGGAAAAAACTTTTGTATAAGAGTAGCGACTACTTTCTTATCGTATTTTATATTTTCTTTATCAAGAATCTCAATAACTCTATTGAAAAAATCAGCAGCAATAATTGCTCTTTCATCAGTTGGTATTTTAAAGTCAACTACAGAACATCTTGATTTAATCGGATCAATAATTTTATTCTTAAAATTACAAGTAAGTATAAATCTACAATTAGAAGAGAACTCTTCTATAAATGCTCTTAAAGCTGGTTGCATTATATTCGGAGTCATATAATCAGCTTCATCTAGGATAATAACTTTTTTTGCTGCAGTCAAAGATACAGTTGAAGCGAATCCTTTAATCTTTACTCTTAGAGTGTCAATCATACGACCCTCTTCTGAACCATTTATGATTATATACTCAGCACCAATTTCATCACATAATGCACGAGCGACAGTAGTCTTACCAACTCCTGCTGTACCATAAAATAGAAAATGTGGTATCTGTCCTCCTTTAATGAAAGACTTTAATGTAAGTTTAAAATTTTTAGGTAAGATACATTCGTTGATTGTACGAGGACGATACTTCTCAACCCAAACAAATTGATTTTCAGATGTGTTTATCATAATATAATATAGATGTATAATGGGAGTATTCCTCCCATTAAATTATTTGCCGATTACAGAATCAGATTCGATTGCGATGTAATATACTAGCGAACCTTTAGTTGCTGAAAACTTAGATAGTTTTTTGCTATCAACTGTCACTACATAATCTGTAAGTACAATTTTTTGTAAATTTTCAACTTTCATATTTACTTTAAACTCTTTATCTGACGTACCAATATCTAGATTAAAAGCATTAGCTGTTGATTGTCCTGATTTTGCAGCTTGTTGTGCTTTTTTATCAGCAACTTCAACACTTACTTTACCATCTTTTGATACGATTGATATATCGCTTACTTTTAAAATTGCTGCTGACTTTGAAATCATATCTAAATCTGCTGCTTTTAAATTAAAAGATACATCATTAGAAACAGGCAAACTTTCTTTTGATGGAACAAGTAGCATTTCACTTGCTGCTGAATAGAATTTAATTTTTTGATGACCTTTAGAAATCATACAAAAATTATCACCAAATGTTAAATCTGCATCTTCCATTAATGTATAAGCTGATAAAAAATCGTTTAATTCGTATATGCCAAAATTTCCAGAACCATTGATTGGCAAATTCTCTGAAATTTGTGCTACAGCCATTACACTTTTTGCTGGCGATATTGTTGATATTTTATTACCATTCTTTAACATTAGATTGGCATTAATTCCTGCGAAGTTTTTCATAATCGCAATTGTTTCTTTACTTAGTTTCATTCTCACTCCTTTTCATTATTAAGTTTTTCTCCTTGATCGTGTATATATAAAGCAAGAAGAGCATAGTGTAAAATCTTTAAAAGATCTTTACGATTTTGTCCATCTTTATGCCCATACCTTTGAGCATATTTTAAAACATTGCCTAGTGTAAATCCTAGACCATGACCACAATCAACGATGAACTCTGTTGATTGAAATTTCTTTTTAGAATAATGACCTTTATATGTTTGGTCAATATATTGTTTAAATTCTTTTAATAGTTTATCTTCGTTAAATTTATACATTAGTTAATACATCTTTAAAAAATTGCTTATCTTCTTCTGTTTTTGATACTTCTGCTCTTATATTAGAATCTCCCACTGGAATAGTTTTAACTATATTATCAGGATTTAATCCTTTCGCAGGAAAAAAATAAACTCCTGGACTTATTTTATTAGTTTTAAACAACCAATTTGGGTATCCAATTTTATCTGAATCTGCTTTACGATTTTTTAATAAATTCATATGAGCCGAATAACATTCTGCTGCTGAAATTACTCCAGTTTTCTCAAGATTTGGGAAAATTGTAATTACTGCATCAACCCATTTTCTTTGAGCTTTAGAAGCATTATCGTATGTTATCATATCAATATTATATTATAAATTTTATTGTAAGTAAAGTGGGAGAAAAAAGGATAATTTCTTATATGGGACTCCCACTTTACAATTTAATAAAAACTCCCATTAAGAAACTCTTATATCAATACCAAAAGCTTTTAAATCATTTAAAAATGATTTATCTTCTTCTGATACTCTACTAGTAATAACAATTGGTTCAGCTTTACCATTTAAAGATTGAGATGCTTTTTGTACTGTCACTCCCTCTGCTGGAAATAAGTATATTCCTCTTTTAATTTTATTAAGTTTAAACAACCAATTTGGATATCCAATTTTTGGAGTACCTGAAACTCTTTGTTTTTCTAATTGTTTAAAAGAGTCATAACATTGTGTTGCTGTAATATACCCTTTACTTACACAATCGGGTAGAATTTTAGAAACGTTTTCTACCCAACGTTTTTGTGATTTAGTAAGTGAATTCCAAGTTAGCATTAAGCACTCACTGTTTGTTGTTGATTAACTACAGCACTCGCAACTTCAGACTCTGATGGTTTCGGAGCCGAAGTTTCTTTGTTATTTGATACTTTGTCAAACAAATCAATAAAAGCAAGTCTTGTTGCTTCATCGAATCTATTTGTACATAACTGTATAGATTTATCAATATCTTTAAATACTGAATATGCTCTTACAATATGAACCAATCTTCTTGTAGTAATTGTTTCATCAACACCACCTGATTCATTTGTTTTTCTAATCACATCAGCCCACTTAACTAGAGTCTGAGCAAATTTATCATTCTTACATTTATAAGAGTCCATCAGATTTTTAACGATCTTTAATTCAATAGATGGTGTTGGATATTCTTGTTGGAATGTCACAGCAAATCTTTCAAGAAATGCTTCATTCAAAACATTCGTACCAATATATCTTCCATCTTCTGAACCTTTGCCTTTGGTATTCGCTGTGGCGAATATATTAAAACCATTTTTTGGAACGATAATCTCGTTCTTTAATTTAAAGTAGAATGGCTTACCCTCTAGAATTGGTTGTAAACATAATAGAGTATTAGCACCACCAGCATCGATCTCATCAAGCAATAATGGGATTCCTAATCTCA